TAAGATGTCAGTCAGGTAAAAATAATCAGCCGTGCAAGAGCGCAATAAAAAATACCGATGATTTCGGGCATTTAATAGGATGGTCGGTAGAAATAAAAACACTTAAACAATTGCTTGATTTAATAGGAGAGATAAAATGCAGGGTAATTATTTATAATTCAATACCGACAAACAAAACAAGTGAAGACGGCTTTGTTGATATTCTTATTTATGATTATTATATTGAATGACCAACATCGAATTCACCCAAGCTGGAAAAAAACTAACTGGCTTTACAAAAAAACGCGGCTACCAAAAGCCGTTTGCTGAATTGTTACTTATTAGCAAAAGTCACTGTAAAAAACTTGCCAGCGGACACGCTAAAATATTGCCGCGTTTAGAGCAAAGAATTAATGAATTATTAGAATTGCAACAATTAAGAGGGGCAAAAACAAATGAACACAGCAATTGAGTTATTAGATAATTTAGTTAGACACGCAAAAACGTTTAAAGCAGATAGTGAAAATATCACGAGAAATTCGCACACGCACGATTCAAACGGCGTTGCCGAAACAGAAATTGACGCTGTGTTAGTTTGCTTTATAAACCACATTGCAAACAAACATTGCATAGACTATGCAATTTATGCAAGTGATTTAAATGCGTGAATAATCAATTAACACAAATAAAAAGAGTATTGATTTAACGGTGTAGGTGGTGTAAAGTGTGCAATGGCTACTTTTAATGGTTTAAAGAATGAATAAAAAAAGCGTATCAACAAAGTCAATTGTTATATTTTCAGATAAAGATAACAAAACAAGTCGGTCTACGAATCAAATAACAGTTGAGGTTTTGGAAAAACGCCATATCAGTTTTAAGCTTGAAGATGAAAATGACGGTGTGTTTTTTTGTGAGGAAATGCCGTTTTCTGTAGCTGAAAAACTGCGTGACTTTTTAGTTTATGCAACTAAAAAATGACCAGTGAAGAATTTATCCAGCAAGGTCAAGAAATAGTCGGCGTTAAGCGCGACTACCAAAGACCGCTAGCTGAAAAAATAAAAAAAAAGATATGGACTGTTAAGCGATACGCAAGCGGCGCGCGTAAAGTTCCTGATACAGTTGCCGAATTAATGAGATTACTTTTGGATGGTAAAAATGTCAATTAACACGGTATTCGCAATAGCATTGCCGTGTAATGATGACATTATACCTTATAAAAACTCAATTAAATTAACCAAGGAGTTTTGCAACGATATTTGTGATGGGTATTACTTTTCTCATAAAGAGCGACTTTATGGTGACGACTGGGATTATCTATACGAATTATGGAAAAGAAAATTCAATAACATTCCTTATGATTATGACGCTTTATTTAAAGTTGAAGAGGAGTTTTTATTGAGTTCTGGTTTTTTTGATGATGATTCGTTGTCTATGAATATGTATATCATTGAGGCTGCACAGAAGATGGGGTTATATGTTTATATTTATTGTGCGTGATTTTGGAGTGTGAAAAATCAAACTAAGAGACAAAAAAGGCAGGTTTATTGCCAGCGGCGAACCTAACGCTTTTAACAAAAAATGGGTTAGGCGTGATGCTGTACAGCCAGTTACTGCAAAAGATGGTGATGCTGAGAGAGAGCTTTATATAATTGCGTTTAAAACAGCTAGAAGATTGCCGATAACTTTTGACGCAAATGCTTGTTACGAAGCTTATTTAAAATACGGCAAATAATTAAACAATCCTTACAAAATCAGGCTGCTTAGTAACAACGGGAATTAAGCTGCACATACAGTGCGGATGCGGCTTTTTTCTCGGCACAGTTTCTTTAGTCCACACGCCCAACCCTAATCCCATGTTTACACTGGCATTTATATTGCATAAGCAGCCAGTATCTTTATGCCCTGCCGATAGTCGCCACAAATAACCGATGATTAATGGGTCTTCAATAGTTGTATTAATGACCGCATTATGCGCCGCCGTTGCCATTTCAGTTCGTGCAATACGTTTGGCATTATAAAGCTGCTTATCATAAAGCCACCACTTTAGCGCGTTATCCACCGCATCGGCACTACCTTTTTTAACCGCCGCTTCTATGCTTTTTAAAAGCTGTTCACTGGCTGCTTTAGTGCCATTTGAAGAAAGTTTTTTAATATAATCCTCTGTTTTTTTAACAACAGCATAATAATCTGCTTTTCCAGCAGGATTATTTATTACAAATCTTGCTTTGTCTTTTAATTCAGAAGTCCACTTATTTCTATTATTTGAAATAACTTCAAATTTATTAGCGGCATTACTTTCAATTGCGTATTGAATCTCATAAAGTATTTTACTATTTGACTTACCTTGTGCAATTGAAGCTCTTATCGTTGCCTCAACATTTTTTGCCGTTATTCTTTCGTGTTGCCATAGCCGTTGCGAAAGAATAGAGCCGTCATCCCACCGCTCTGTAAATGCTGACTTCATTGCTGATAAAATTTCGGGCGAGTTCATTGGTAAATCCGTTGCTAATGAAGCCGCTGTTGCTATGTTTTGCTCTAAAAAAACGGTTAAGTCTTTGTAATATTGCGATAAAGCACGTTTTGTTTTCTTGTCCACAACATAATTGTTTTTTCGCAATTGCTCAATAAAATCATTAAAAAAAGCCTTGGTGAAAGCGTCCAGCTTTTTATCGCTAGCCAAAACAGCCTGCCACATTTTACGCTGCAAAGCTTCATAATCTTTCATTTACTGCGCCTGTTTCTGCATTGTTTCCAGTGGCGTTTAATTTAACCGCTTCATTGTAAACGCTAGCAGAATTTTCAATATCGTTTTCAATCTGTTGTATTTTTTCAGCGGTTAAATCATCTAAAACAAGTTTTGCAATTCGTTTTCTAAGCTCTTTTTCAAATGTTTCAGAACCTACATTTAATGCCATCACATCACCAGCAACAGTTATCTCATTTGAGATTGATTTAATATTATAGTCTTTTGTATATGAGATAATAATTTCAGATTCTGTTTTCATCCACAAATTAACAAATTCAAATACTTTCTTTTCGGCTATTTCTGTTTGTTTCGCTATTGAAGATAATCTGGCGTTAAGTTGATTAAAAAGCATTTGCAATGCCTCGCCCGATAACTGCGAACTCCCCAAGAAATCAAGACAAGCGGCGCGGTAAATTGCGGTCACAACCGTTTGAACCCTGTTTAAATAAAGATTAACATTATCGCCCGATGGTGAAATGAACCCAGGCGGCTGTGAATTTATAACCGCAATACCATTCTCAGTACCGAGCGTTAATGCCCCCATCGCTTTAGCGCGTTCAAAGGTTTCAATATCAGGATAATGCGTGTATAAAATCGCAAAAGTTTGACTGGTAAGCAATTCATCAAGTTCGGATTCAAGGTTAAAAAGCTTAAGCGATTGCTTTGCAATATTTATTAGAAAATTATGGGAGGTTAATACAATAACTGGCACTTGACCTAAATCATGCGCTCCCTTTTTTACAGTATCACCGTCTTCTATTCTCCATTCAGTTTGCGTAAAAGTTCGCTTTATTGTTTTGCCGTCCACCGATTCGGAAAATGTAATCTCTGTTAGCTCGCCCAACGCATTGCGCTTTTCGTTTGTAACGCTAGATGGCATTCTTATTGCCAGGTAAGGCGGCTTTTCAGTTGCGGCGGTATTGGCAACTTCGGCGGGCCTGTCAACAATGATATAAATCTTTCCCAACACAAAGCTAAAAAGCTGTATTTCTTCCATTACAGAGTTTAAGTCCTTGCCTGAGCCATTGGCATTCTCAATAAAAACTTGCTCTAAATCGTTTGTATTAGTGCGGCGCGGTGGTTTTTGAAATAGATAACCCTGATAAATCCCCGCAATTGTTTCAACAAAATTGGTATATGTGCAGGTTGCTTGTCTTCTCTTAAATTTATCATCACTTTCGAGCAGATGTTTTTTTAAATATTCCGCTGTACCCTCAATTTCGGTATTTGCAAAGCCGCCTGTGCCTTTCCAAGCGTCAAGTAAAAATGTTTCTAAATTCATTATAAGCCTTTGATTTTTGTTGGGATGTAAGCTGATTGGTTTTTTCTAATCTCATCGTTTAATGCGTACCTGAGCGCATCAATACAATGATTGTGCTTATCAATAATAACAGACATTATTTTTCCAGTGCGTTCATTGATTTTATAGGAATAATAACGGCATTCTTTTATTGTTTCTTTACAACGCGGGTGGATAATTATTTGTTTGTAGCCACGCAAATGCGCTATTCCATCCTGCACACTGCCAGCCCATTTATCACACGGCTTAATATTGTAGCCCATTCTACGAATGTGGCTTATCGTTTCTGGGCGTGAGTTATCAGCATAAATAGTGCCTTTTTTACTACCATTGACACGGCTATAAAATGAATCATAATCATTTAATTCTACACCAACACCATAAGCCTCATCGCTAATATAAAGCACGTTATCCTTTACCCAGCACTTTATTAAAACGCTAGGGTCTTGACTAAATCCAAAATCACCACCGAACTTGGGATTTCCAAAAGTAAAATCAGGCTCAAACTCTTTTGCTTCCCATTTGCCGCTAAGTATTTGTGAGTCCGAAAGGATTAAATACTCACCTTCCCAGACATGAGCATAGGTTGTTGGGTCGTTTTCTTTGTGCCTTAATCGTTCTCTTTCAAGTACTGCTGGAAACCAAGGGTTGTCCCGCCAGTTAATTTCAACTGTTTTTATACGGCTATCAGTAATATGTCTAAACCGCATTTCAGTGGCAGAATCTTCATTTTCAGGATTCCAGATAACCCATAGCTGCGAACTGTAATCATCGCCCTCGGCGCGTAAAGTGGGGATTAACTTAAGCCATGCGTTTTCACCAACCGCTTCCGCTTCGTCCACCCAGCAAATTAAAATGCGGCTGGTAGATTTTAAGCTGTTTAAGTTGCGGTTCATACCACGAAAAATAAACCGCACTTTGCGGCATTTTGTTCTGACGTACTTTTCCCCAACGTCAAAACCAAGGGTTAAAACAGGGTCGTTAGCAATAGCGTCTTTAATTTCTTGCATTGAGCTGTCATCTAGCGACACCATAAACTCACGACAGCAAAGAATCACGCCTGTAATGTTGCGGCTTGCGAACTCCAAAGCTTTAAAACAAAGAACGGTTGCAAAGTTTCTTGTTTTCCCACTGCCTCGCCCACCATAAGCACCGATAACATCATACAAATGAGGCTCAGAAAACAAAGGGGCAAGTTTTTCAGGTATTTGTATTGGGTGATTTGACACCTACAATCTCCACCCTTACCGTTTGCGTTGCCTCGGCTAATAATCCGTCTTCATTTTCTAATCCAGCACCTTTAGCAGCCGCATTAATCGTTTCCTGAATTATTTTGTGCTCCAGTATGGTTGCGGCTGGGATTTTACTTTTTAAAGACTGCATATTATGCAATGTAAGGTTTTTCAAAAACAAGCGCACATCCTCCGCAGGAATATCTTTTTTTTCCGCGGGTAATAAATCGGTCTGCGATGCGTGAATCTGTTTTTTTCTTGGCATTGTAAGTGCATTATA